TTTGAGTTAAAATAGTTCAACTCCTTTCTAAAGAACGTCTTTACTGATTGATTAGTTGCTTTGCAATGGTTTTTAACTATTCTTAAATGTTCTTTGTGTATTTTAGTCATTTTAATATTTTGGTCTATAAATTATTTCTATTGTATGTCCATAATCTTTTTTGAATGTTGCTATACATTCTTCAAGAGTACCCTCTAAAGTTATTCCTCTGGAGTACAACCCATCGTTAACATAATAAACTATGTGCCATTTTTCTTTTTCCATGTTATTTGTTTTTAAAATTGTTTGTTTTTTATTAACTCTTGAACAAATTTATCTCTAATTTCCGTAGCTTTCTCAATTCGTTCTTTAATCAAATTAATTCTTTCCTCATCACGTTCAACAATAATGTTGTGAAACATAGGTTTTCCGTTGAAAATAATGTAATTAAAAAAGTGAGTTCTTTCGGCTTCGGTGCAAAGCATCTGCATTTGCATCTGGTCGTTGTATTTTTTATCAAACTCTCCGCTTTGCACTATCTTAAAAAACTTTTGCGCTCTCGGGCATTTAATTTCAACAAGTTCATTTAAACCAACCAAACCATCCGGAGAAGCTCCAGCGTTATTTCCGTAAATTACAAATGTTGCGTTTTTAACTTCCTTAAATTCTACCTCTGGCAATCTTTTAAACTCTTCAAAAGCCATTGGTTCAAGTTCCGTTCCTCTTCGCATATCAAAAGATTCAAAGCCCTCTTCGTTGTCGCGACCGAAAACTATTTCACACGCTTTTTCAAAAGCATAATTCTCTCCAGTTAAACCCAAACCTTTAACCCCTAAAAGTTCAGAAATTCGAGAAGCTGTAAACCTACCCAATCTTTGGGTAAACCAATCTTCTGTTCTTTGTTCTGGTTGAGCAACGCTGTAAGCAAATTCTTCGGCTGCTCTATCTATGTCTAATATATTATTTTCCATTGTTTATTTGTTTTGCTGATAAAAATAAATTGTATGATTTTTCAAGTTCCTTGCTCAAAGTATATTTTGCCTTTATGTCATCAACTGTTGCACCAGCTTCGTATGCTCTTTGAAACTGCTCGCTTGTAAAGTTTGGTTTCACTAAATTAACTTTTTGCGTTTGCGTTACTTGACTTGCGGAATTTGCGTCGTCGTCGTCTGCTTGCAAAGATAGAAGTGATTGCAAAGTGTATCGTCTGAAATAAGTTATCTGCGAACCCATTGCTTGACTTGGAAGCGTTGTATTTAACTCTAAAAAACTAGATATTGCTTCTCCAGTATCTACGTCATGTATCTCGGTGTACTGTTTGCCATCTACAATAGGTTGTAACAATACTAAACCGTTTTCTAATAGTATTGGTTCAACCGCACTAATTAAAGCGTTTATATCGGCGTAGGTGTTTTTAAAGTGGGGATTCTTAGCGTTCTTTGCAACTATCCCGATTTGCTTTTTACATTCAAGCAATTTTCCGTAAATTGTTTTTTTGTTCATCTGTTTTTGTTTTTAAATATTTTTTTTACAAATATAATACAATTTAATTAATACAACACAATTTAATTATTTTTTTTGTTTTTTAAATAGAAACCAGTCGGAACATCCAATTTTTTTAGGGTTGATAAGTCTATACCGTCGCTGTTAAATCTGCTCTCCCCCGTTATTGAAGCTAATTCTCTAACTATTTTTATGTAATCGCGTTCAATATCTTCCTGCAAAGTATTTTTTTTATACGTTGGGTACAGAAATTCCTTGCCTAGCATCACAACATAATAGTTTTTTTTGTTAATTATCAGCTGACCTATTTCTAAACTACCATAAAATAGATGCCTAAACTTATTATCAAGCATAGCGTTTTCTTCTGTTCTAATTTTGTTCATATTCTTTTATTTTTTTGTTTATTATTTGTTTTTCTAAATTCCAAAACAGAAAGTTGTAGTATCTTAACTCTCCATATTGGTCTAATTCAAAACCTTTTAAACTTAATAAATATTTTGTAAACTCATCAATCGTTGGTTTTTTCAAAAGTCAAAGTTTTGTATTTCTATAAATTTACTGTAATCTATTTCTCCTTTTCCGTCTTGCAAAACAATAAAATCCCAACCAAAAGATTTTGATAATTTACAATTTTGATAAACTTGTAATTTTTTTAATGTATCATTTTTTTCTTTTACTTCAATCAATATTGTTCTTTTGCCGTTACCAACTAATAAATCGGCAATCCCATTTTTATTTGTTTTAGATAATTTTATTACTTCGTAACCGTTTTTTTTATATTCAGCTATTACTTTATTTTGAAAATTTGACATTGTAATCTTTTTTAAAATGTGAACTTGTGTAGTTTTTCTTTTTTATCAATGCTTTAAATATATTATCTTCAATACCATTTTTTGTAAAAATAAAGAAAATATTATTAATAAGTCTATCCATAGTTGTAAGTCTATCCCTGCTTTGCCAGTAACTAGTGGCAGAAAAATCTAAATTGTAATAAACTAAATATTTAGCTTGCTTTAAACTAATGCCCTCACGCCCAGAAACTATTTGCAATGCGATTGACTTATTTGTATTGTTAAAATCTTCTAGGTCATTTGTTATGTTTTCCCCAAACACTTCTTTCAATAAGTCATATTCTGCTTTAAATTTGTAGAATATACCCAGCTTTATGCCTTGCCACTTATTAAAAATAAACTCCGCTTTTGACTTGTCAATTATCATAGTATTGCCACTTTCAAACTTAACAGTTCCGCTGTAAATCTGGTGCAACTTACTCATTAATTTAACTGCCGTATCTCCTAATATTTCCTCGTTTTTACCAACTACCAATAAATCTTTTTTAAGTCGTTCAGCTAGTTTATAAGTTTGTTCACTCATATTACAATAAACAATTTCTTCTGTTACTTTAGATGTAAATCCGCTTTCTTGTTGAGTAAATGAAATAATATAATTGTCTGTTATTTCTTTAATTAGTTTATCGTTAGCATCACTATAATCTTTTACCATTCCATAACCTAAGTTTCGCTGTGTAACATTAACAAACTTATTTGACCACTTATAAAAATTACCATATTTTATAAATGGCGAAAATGAACTAACCCAAAACTGGTGGTAAATCTGACTAAAACTTTCTGGCGTTGGAGTTCCGCTTAATAGTATCAATGGCAACCAACAGTATTTTTGTTTAAATAATTTTGCACCTTTACTTGGCTTTGGGAAAGAACCAAAACGATGGCTTTCATCGTGAACAACACAATCAAATGTATCGTTAATTTTGTGCATCGATTCGTTATTTATTACAGTCAACTTAAAATATTTATCAAATCCAAAGCCTTTATAATCTTCTTCAATTGACTTAATAGCTTTTTTCTTTGTTAAGAATAAAACATTTTTAAATTCACTTAACTTACAAATATTTAAAGCCGTAGCAGTTTTTCCAGTTCTTACTTCCATAGCCAAATAAACTATGTTTAAATCCTTTAATATTTTAGAACCAGAACAACTTATTTTTTTTTGGTAATTTCTTAATTCTTTCATATTTAAAAATCTAAATTGTTTTCTATTTCATCCCAAATTTCATCCTCTGTAATTTTTGCTTTTAAAGTTTTTCTTTCTGTTAATTTAAACTTTTTAATATTGTTATTTGTAACACATTCATAATGTAAATTATGAAAATCAGCAAACTTTTTAATCGAACTTGTTACAGCGTTTTTTGTTTTTGCTAGATATGATTTAGAACAAAATGTTTTGTAAAGGTCGTAAAACTCATTAGAATTAACCCACAGCCCATAATTAACCGTTTTAATGCACTCAAATAGTTCTTTGGTAATATCAGCTTCTAATTTTTTTATAGGCAAGCTAATCGCTTCGTACGGCATTAAACCATTTTTTAAGTATTTTTTCAGGCACTCTATCATGTAGCAGTCAAACATCATCCACTGCTCATCCCCCCAATCTCTAAAAAGATAATGCCCAAAATAATCTACTGGAGTATAGTTGGCGTTAAAAAAAGCACTTAATTCTAACTCAAATTTTCTAGCATCGTGAGAACCTCCAGAACCTTTTAAAATATAGTTTGTGGTTATTAAGACTTTTGGACTATCTTCTATTGGTAATTTTATAGTATCTTGACCCTTGTAAGTTATGTCTATTCCCTCTGTAATTACACTAAAAAGATTTTCAAATAAGAATCCTTTTTTAACATCATCAAAAACTAATACTTGGCAATCTGTTTTAACAGATTGATATGGAAAATCCCCTTGAAAAGAAAAGTTTTTACCATTTAGTGAAGTTACTTTTTTCAAATGACCAATAGCATTTGACAATAAAGATTTACCACTTCTCCCGTTTGGGTCGTCGCTTATCATTTCGTCATTTAATACAATTGCCTTACCAGTTGCATTGGAATTGTAAGAATGAATAAGATAACCAATTGCGCTTTGAAAAGCATTATATCTGCTTACAGCTTGTTTATACTTAAATATGTCGTTTTCGTTCATATCTTCGTGCTTGTCAAAACCTCCAGAAATTTTCCAAACAAAATCCCGAAATTCGCTTTCGTGGTGGTCTGTTTCAACGTATTTTCTTTTTATAACTTGGTCGCGCCAAATATTCATATTGTAATCCGAATACTTTTTTAGTTGTTTACTGTCTTTTTTTACTTCAACCACACCATTTTCATAAAACAAATATGAAGTGTCTGCCGTATCTTTTAAAATACTTATTTTCTCTGTCTTTATCATAGATAAAAAATCTCTTTTGAAAATCGACGTTCGTCCAGACATTAAATTAAATACCTCCACACCCAAATCATTTTTTTCAATATATTCTAAAACAAAATCTTTAATATCTGTTTCGTCTTTTATTTCTAAAAAAATACCGTTTTTAGAAAGAATGTTAAAAGTGCTACTTTCGTTTGGCTTACTTTTAAAATATTGAAAATGCTCAAGAAATTTCTTAAAATCTAAATTGCTCAAAGATATTTTACCGTCTTGGCTTCGGCTGAAAAATGGTCTTAATTCACTCATAATTTTTAAATATATTCAGAACTATGTCAAGCTAGCCACGACCAAGAGGCATCACTCGACAAAGTTCCAAACGTAAAAATTCTTTTTGTAATTGGTCGTTACTTTATAGATGTTGCAAATATACAAAAACTTTTTAAATAAAAAAGAATAAAAACTTTTATTGAACTTTTATTGAGGAAAACCGTTACTTATATTGAACTTTTATTGAACTTTTATTGAGGCTGGCTCTACGTTTAAGCCGAATTAGTATAAAGTTTAATTTTTCTAAAAAAAATTATGTAAAACAGTATAGTGTTTTATAAATTATTTATTTTATACTAAATAGACCTAAAGCCGCGCTACCACTAAATAAAAGTTCAATAAAAGTTCAATAAAAGTTTAACACAAAAAAACCCCACCAAATTAATGATAGGGTTTGTTTTAGTGGTTAGTTTTTAAAATGCCATATCTTTTGACGGCTCTGGAATAGCGGTAAAAGCGTCTATTTTCCACGCTTCAATTGTGTTGAAGTATTTTGTAACCCCATCGTCTCCAGTCCACGAGCGACCTCGCAAATTAATTGAAACATCTACGTCTTGACCGATAGAAAATTTATCTATTAAATCAACTTTATCTTGAGATAATTGCATTGCTATTTCTTGCGGGTACGTTTCATTTGTTACCACCACAAAAGCGCGTTTTCTGAATTTTTCATTAACTACAATTGTCTGTTCTACTACTTTAATCTTTCCTTTTACGTTCATATTTATTTGTTTTAAATGTCCAGTTTTTTTCGATAAAAACTGGACAAAGTTAACTATTTTTTTGTTAATATTCGTTTTTTATTTCATCTCGATTGTTGTCCCAGTTAAACACAAACGGGTTGTGCGTTTTTGTTCCGTCGTTTAAATAGTTAAACACTTCGAAGAAACTCTTGCCGCGTTTAAAATTAGTTTGTACCCATTCAGAGGACGGCGACAACGCACCATAGTTGTAATAACTAAACTTCTCGCTTGTACTTTCGTCGAATAGTTTTTGATGGCTGTCGCCCTTGCTGAACTCAATCTCAAAATTGTGTAAATTATGGTGGTCAATGTAACCGCTAATTTTTTCTATTTGCTTAGAATCCAAAAAAGGTTTGAAACCAAACTTTAACGATTTACTATCTTTTCCGTGCGATAAAATAAAGCATCTGTTTCCAATTGTGTAGTGGTCTATAAACTTGCGGATGTTTACAACGCTAACCTTGCTGTCTTTTGATTCTGCAATGGACTTAAAAGCTGAATTTACTACATAGCCAAACGAGCCAGCGTGATTGTCGTTACAAATATTATGGCAAATTATTCTGTCGTAATGAATTTTCAGACTATCAATAAGCGTAACCTTAAAACGCAACCCAATATCGAACGCCTTTTCGTTATCCATATTCTGCGGTAACTTATGCCCTTTTCGCGTTGTTTCTCCGTCCCAACCGTCCATAAAGTCGCCGAGTTCGTCAATGATTAAAACTTTTGATTTTTGATTTTTTATTGTGTGATTAATTATAGTTGAAAGTCTTTTATTTATTTCTTGTTCGTCCCACTTGCCGCCATACAAAGAAAAGCCGTTTTCGTTTGTTGTCATTCCGATATGAACATCGGTGTACACTAATCTATCAAAATCCAGATAATCGTTTTTAAATTTATCCTGCTCGGGAATAATCCAATTGTCAACGTACTTTGAAATAATTGTATCAAAATCTATTTGTTTTATAACCTCATCAATTTCTTTAACTTTGTCTATTCCAGTTTTAACCCATTGCTGACCAGTAGTAACGTTTGTTGAAACTCCAGTTATTATGTGATTTTCTGGTATGTCAATAAGGTTTGACGCTGACAGCCTTTCTACTTTGCTAACTATTTCTCCTTTGCCGTTGGTTGTTCTTTTTATTTCCTTAAATTCTGTATTTCCAGAAGTTCTCAACCTTTCCAATTGCTTAAGCTGGCTATTGTTTAGCATATATCTATTGTATTCCTTTACTTCAAATCCAAGCGTAACGGCTTCGTATGCTTTTAATCTTTTCCTCACTTTCATAATCAATCAAATTCGTTATTAATGAATTGGTTTTGTTTTATTTTTATCCAAAGTTTATTCAACGACCTTTTGTAGTATTTCAAATACGGCTTATAAAAAAAACTTTTTGCTATTCTGTTTCTTGCTTTTACTCTCATTGTTTTTAATTTAATTGTGTGTAATTTTCCTCTAATATAGTGCCTTCTGGAAGAATAACAATATAACCTTGTTCATCAATAAAAAAACAATCGTTTGTTAATGCTTCGTAATACAAAAACATTATTGTGCCGAAGTTTGAGTTGTACTGTTTAAAGGGCAAAAATATCATTAAACGCTAATATTGCTTTTTTTATAGTTCAAAGTTAAAATAATTTTTGTTGTGCTATATGGTTTTTAATACGCTCAATAGCCTTATCGTAGTATTCCTTATCTAGCTCGCAAGCCGTCAACTCAAATTTATAATCGTGGCAAGCGATGGCAATTGAACCACTGCCAAGGTGAGTGTCTAGTATTTTATCGCCTTGTTGTGCTTTGCAATATTCAAACATAAATTTATAAACGTAAATAGGTTTTTGAGTTGGATGGAATCTTTCTAAATCAGTACTTGATTTTTTCATTATTTTTGCTGGTTTATCTAATGAAGTCCACACTAATTCACAAGCTGAAAGTGTTGGCATTGCTTGGTTTTTATCCCAACAAACAAAACCTCTTGTGTTTGGTAAATATTCTAAAAAGTAATTAGCTCCAAAAACTACTTGATTTTTAGATACTCTAAATAATTCTTTCCAATATTCTTTACTTGGTAAAATATCCCATTCTTTATCTACATACAAAAGTCTTGATGGGTCATCTTTTCTTTTACCTCCTCCATTGCTTAACCTATCACCTAATCCATAAGGAGGGTCTACTATTGCTAAATCAAAGTAGTTATCAGGATAACGTGCCATTAATAGCATGTTGTCCTCATTTGTAATTGTAATTTTATCTGTTACTTTCATAGTTCAAAGTTAAAATTTTCTTTAACCCATTTATCAAAACCTATCGTAATTCCGTTAATTTGTTCCGCTACATCGGTTCTGTTTTTTCCGTCCAAGCCCATAAAGATGCGCTCGTGTTGCTTTTCAATCTCTAATATAGAATTGTTCAAAGAACGTTTTAACTCGTGTCTGATTAGATTAGGGTGGTCTTGTGTTATGTCCTCAATATATTGGATAAGCGTGTTTGTTACTCCCAATAATACCACTACTTTTATTTGATTTTCTTCGTTCATTTTGTTTAGTTTATTTCGTCAAAAATTGACTTTTGGTTAGTATCTGATTTTCTGATTATTCCTAAAGCAGTTTCTAATATTGTTTTTCCAGCTTCATAATCTACAAGGTTACGAGCCATTTTTGTAACTGATTGTTTTCCTTTATATTTTCTAAAATCATAATCGTGAAATTCGCAAAGCTTATTAACTTCTTCTTTTGCTGTACTTATTCCAATTGTTTTTCTTTCTTTTAAATCATTTGGCAAATTAAAATTTGTCCAGTATAAATGCCTACCTCTTTTTTGTGCTAATATTAATGGTTCATAATATGGTATTACATTTTCAACTACAAATTTTCCATTATAAAAGTTTTGTAAAAATAATATTTCTTCATACAAAAGCATTGATGGATATTTAGGCTTCCAACATTCCCTATTTTTTTGACTAATATTTAATCTCGTATGACTTGGACAAGGTGGTGAACTCCAAATAAAATCAAACTCTTTGTAATGGTCTAAAAGATATTGGTGTGCGTCTGCAACAATTACAATATCATTAGGAAATCTTTCTTGGTATAAACGTGCAGCTTCCTCATCTAATTCTACCGCAGTTATTTCTAAATTGTCAGCCACCTCGTCCCATTTATAACGATTACCACCAAGACAAGCGTACAAGTTTAATATCTTAAATTTTTTTTCTTCGTTCATTTTTTTTAGTTTAATCTTCTGTTAAATTCGTTTTGCATTAGCGTTAACGCCTCTGGAATTAGCAAACTTTCAAAGGCTGGTTTTCCGATTGCGTTTCTTAATTTATCTAATTTTCGGTTTAGTTTCTTATCGTGCATTTTAGCTAAATCGCAAATATTGTTACAACTATGGATAACAGTTGAATGATGTCTATTTGTAAGGTTACCAATCTCCAATAACGTAAACTCTTGCGACCTTAAATAAGTTTGAATAACTTGTCGCCACTCCGCTAAATCCGCTACTCTGTTTTTGCTAAAAATATCGTCCAAACTATATCCCGAAATAGTTGCTAAGTCCTCAATGTTCAAATCTTTTGGAGCGTTTAAAACTTGGCGTAACTTCTTTGGATTGGTAATTATTGGATTGTACTTCATAATTTGTTAATTAAGATTTTTAAATAAGTTCTTTGATTTTCTGATAGCAAAAAATATTCTCTTGATTGCTCAATACAAGTTCGAGCATCCAAAAACTGGCCTTTCGATTTTAGTTCTGTTGCTCTTACTTCCAAGTTCTCGTAAGTTTTTATAAACCTCATTAACTTTTTCACTTCCTCTTGCAATTGTTCCTCTGTATTCATCTGTTTTTGTTTTTAAAGTTATAAAATTATCTTGTGTGTTTTTGTTTGCGTGGCTTGTTAGCCAATTTTCGATTGTACTCATATTATTTTTGTTTTGAATTGTAGTAGTTTTCAAATATTGATTCATTATACGTTTCGTTTTCTCTTGAATTGCAATAGTCGTCAAAGATTTCGTCATAAAACATATCCAGCCAAAGGTTTTTAAGTTCCAACACAATTTCGTCTGTTTGCTCAATTGGTTTGCAGTCGTCTAATTCTTCATCAAATATAGTTAAATTGCCAATGATAAAATCATCTATTTCACTATTGCCGTTTGAATCTACATAGTAAGATATGTCTATAATGTCAAAACCATACTCGTAATTGAACTCATTGTCTGTTGTTAATCCCTCTCGCTGCTCAAAGTTTGCATAAAGTGTTTGTTTTTTTTCTCTTTCCATTTTGTTTTTGTTTCTACAAATATAATACTTTTTTGTTAATTACAAACTATTTTAAAAAATAATAAAAAAAAACCCGCTGAACGAATCCAACGGGCTTAAAACAAAACAGAGTATTAAACAAAAATCAAATATAGTTATTATTTTTTGATTTCAAAGTGCATCCAATCATAATTTTTTTCTATTCCTAAAGATTGAAAGCCGTTTTTATAGAAAATGTCAATCATTGCTTTGTATTCTGGGCGTGCAAAACGTGCCGTTCGGCTTGTTTCTTTTAGACGATTACGTTCTGGGTCTAAATCT